CACCATATGGATGTGCCAAATTGGCTGCTCATAGTTTGGTTAGAGTTTATAGGGAAAGTTATAATATTTTTGCTTGTGCCGGTATTTGTTTTAATAATGAGAGCCCACGGCGGGGAGAGAATTTTGTAACTCGTAAGATTACTAAATATGTATCTAATCTTGCGGCAGAAATTAATCGTAATGGATGTATTCCTAATAATTGGCCCAAGTTGCATTTAGGAAATTTAGCTGCGAGAAGAGATTGGAGTTTTACTGGAGATATAGTGCAGGCCATCTGGCTTATGCTTCAGCAATCCAATCCTATGGATTATGTATTATCTAGTGGCACTTCATATAGTATTGAAGATTTTTTGAAGAAAGCTTTTGCTTATTTGAATCTAAATTATAGAAATTATGTGGTGTGTGATCCAAAATTTTTACGACCTGCGGAAGTCAATCATTTACTTGGTAACTCAAATAAGGCCAAACAAGAACTTGGTTGGACAACTAAAATGTCGTTAGATAAGTTAATTAATATTATGATTGAGTCAGATATAAAATGCCACGATTAGTTATTCCAAGTTATACTGTAGTTCGTGATACTAGAGAAAAAAAAGGGCATGGATGGTATTTTAATGCGCATAATATAAAACATTCTTCTCCTTGTTGTAATGGAACTGTAGTGGAGACATTAAAAACAGGGGATTATAGTTTGCTCGGTTATACAGATATATTAGCCATAGAGCGAAAAGCCGATTTTTCCGAGTTGTGGGGAAATTATTTGGCTAAAAATAAAAAGATTTTCGAGTTAGAGATGGAGAGGATGTCTTGTTTAAAATATGCTTATATTATTATTGAATCTTTGTTAACACCGGATATTATGCAATTATCTCCTCCTCAATTTACCAAGGGGGTCCCTGGAAAATCGTTGATAAAATGGTTGCTATCCTTATCCATAAAGTATGGCGTACATATTATCCCGGCAGGATCGTGTGGCCGTAAAGTGGCACAATTTATTTTTGAACAAGTTATTCGTGTAGAAAAAGATAGGTGGGTATCTAACAATCTAGGGGGGAATTGTCTTGAGTATTAAGACAAAGCTCGACAATTTACTATATGGAGATGAGGGGTCTTATGCCTATTTATTTCCTAATAGGAAAAAATTGCCGACCATTACAAAACATATTTTTACAGATTTAAAGCAATGTAAAACTCCACTGGATCAGTTAATAGTTAGTAAACTGCTGGGTACTAACTATATAGGTTGGACAGCTAAAGAGGTTTTGAATTTAAATCTTTTCCCCATGCAAGTTGCTATTTTGCAGATGATATGGAATACTGCTTTTCCCATGATAATTGCATCCAGGGGGTCTTCTAAAAGTTGGAGTTTAGCAGTTTATGCTATTTTAAGAGCGCTTCTAGACCAGGGAAGCAAGATAGTTATCGTTGGGGCCGGTCTTAGGCAGGCAAAATTAGTATTTAATTATATAGATATTATATGGAATAATGCTCCGGTTCTGCGAAGTATTATTGGCGGGGGCAAAAAAGCCGGCCCTAGGCAAAATGTTGATTTATGTTATTTTAAAATTGGGGATTCGATTATAATAGCACTCCCTTTGGGTGATGGGTCTAAAATTCGTGGTTTTAGGGCCACTTCTGTTTTGGCTGATGAATTTGCATGTTTAGACCGAAATACATTAATAGAAACAGATAATGGGTTGGAGAGGATATCAAATATAACCGATTCTAATACGAGGGTAAGGAATAGATATGGTGAGTTTGAGTCGATAGATAGGTTCGTTAAAACACCTAAGACGGATGTGTATGAAATCACTACTAAATATGGGTACCGATTTAAGTGCTCGAATAAACATAAGGTTCTGACTAGCAATGGATGGAAACTTGGTAAAGACTTGACATCAGATGATTTTTTGATTATACGAAACTTATATGTTTTTCCGAGTGGATTTTACGATGAATTTATAACAGAAGATATGGCGTGGCTAATAGGATTGTTAATTGCAGAAGGTACGGTTACTTCTAAAAATTCTGTTGGCATAACAACAACTGATATAGATATAGTTAATAGAATAAAGGATAAATTTGGTAATTTGAATCTAAAAGTTTACGTGAGAGATGCACATATTGATAAACGTGGGTGGAATTGTAAAAAATCATACAATGTACGAATACATAATACGGAATTTAGACATAAATTATTTGAACTTGGGATATCTTATGTTAAAGCTGGTGAAAAATGTATACCATTTTCAATTCTTCGGTCGCCCAAAAATATTGTAGTATCATTTTTAAGTGGTCTGTTTGAAGGTGATGGTTCTTGTTTTTTGTGGAAAGACCGTCAAAAAACTAAACTTGGTATTGCATATTATACAATTTCCGATCTGTTAGCACAAGATGTGCAAACACTTTTGCTGAAACTTGATATTATAATGTCAAGACGAATACGATATAGTAAGATAAGTGATAAAAAGCAATGGATACTCAGAGCAAATGGTAAATATGCTTTAGAGTTAGCTCAGATATTGGATATTAAGAAGTGGAATAAGGTCATTCAAGGTGCTGAGACACATTTTCGTTCAAATATGTATGGCGTTACTTTTGATAAAAGTAGAAATAAATGGATGGCTACTATATTGTATGGAGGTAAGAACAATTATCTAGGTAGGTATATTAATAGAATAGACGCAATACAAGTTGTTAGAAAATTCATTAGAGAACATGATGAATGTTTACAAGTTCAAAGTGTTTCAAAGTTAGGTTATCAGGATAATTTATATGATTTTTGTTTACCATTAACGCATAGTTTCTATGGTATCGGTTTTGTACAACACAATAGTATTCCAGAAGATGTTTTTGACATTGTAGTAAGAGGCTTCGCGGCATCTAGTAAGGCTCCAGTAGAAGAGGCTAAAAGAATAGCTCTAAATAAGCGTATTGCCAATCTTGGTATACCATCATATCTTTTGGATAATATAATTGCTGATAATCAAAAAATACAGGGCAACCAGATTGTATATTCTGGTACCGCATATTATGCATTCAATCATTTTGCCCAAAAATATCGAATGTGGAAAAATATTATATCTAGTAAGGGAGACCCCGATAAAATTGCACAAATTTTTGGCGGTAAAAATCTTGTTCCAGATAATTTTGATTACAGAGATTATTCCATAATGAGAATCCCATATACTTATGTTCCAGATGGTCTGTTGGACAAAAGACAATTAGCTCATGCCAAAGCAACGTTGCCTAAAAATATATTTCTTATGGAGTTTGGCGCAATATTTGTTAAAGATTCAGATGGATTTTTTGCAAGAAGTTTAATAGAAGGGTGTACGGTTGGTCCCAATAAACCGATAGACACACCAGATGGGGAAGTAACTTTTAATCCATTAATGGCCGGTAAAATAAATTGTAAATACGTAATGGGTGTTGATCCTGCGGCTGAGCGAGACAACTTTGCAATTGTTATATTAGAGGTTTGGCCAAGTCACTATAGAATTGTATACTGTTGGGCTGTTAATAAAAAGGAATTTATTAAACGTAAAAAACAGGGGCTAATTACCGATGATGATTATTATGCATACTGTTGCTCTAAAATTCATAGTTTAGTTAAACTATTTAAGGTAATGCGGATAGAGATGGATAGCCAGGGTGGGGGCTACGCTGTGGCTGAAATGTTGAGAAATAAAAAACTAATTAGCGGGTTTTATCCAATATATGAGGTAATAGATTTTGACGATCCAAAACCTACCGATAGTAGTGCTGATGGAAAACATATTTTGCATTTAGTGAGACAAACACCGGATTTTAACCAAGATGCCAACGTCGCTTTGCACAAAAGTTTTGAGACTAGAACTTTATTATTTCCAGCCTTTGATAGTGTTAAAATGTATACAGCTATGACATTAGAAAAAAGTATGAATGTAATTTTTGATACATATGAAGATAATGTCTTTAATATTGAAGAGCTTAAAAATGAGTTATGCACTATTCAGATGACCCAAACCACTACAGGTAAGGAAAAATTTGATACTCCACGAGTGGCCAATTTGGCGTCTTTTGAGGGCAGGACAAGAAAAGGCAGGCTCCATAAAGATAGGTATACAGCTCTTTTATTGTGCCATAAATATATTTACGATGCCGATGTGGCACCTGTTGCGGATTTAGATTATGATGTTCCGGGCAATATAATTAAAAATGATAAAATATCAGAGAATGAGCCTCTATATAAGGGGCCTGGGGTCGGTCAACTTAAAAATAATCAATATATTAAAAGAGGGGGAGGGCCATTTGGCGCTGTGAAACGGGGCCATAGAATAAAGTAAAAATTTGTTAATGGTGTATAATAAATAAAATTATGGTGGGTATAGAATGAATAAAAACAAGGATCATTTATATCATTACGGTGACAAAACTATTGCTGAGTATAGATTGCCAGATGATTGTTATATCTCGCACGGGACATATAGTACGGTAGCGTCTGATATTAATCTGAGATCGGGGTATAATAGGCGAGATTACTACAAATATCGCATTGGAGATGAATTACCCGTAAAACATTCCGATATCATACTCGCCTGTCAGGCTATTTATAAAAAAATTGGAATGGTCAGAAATATTATTGATTTAATGACAGATTTTGCTGCTGAAGGCATAGAATTGCAGCACCCCGTTAAAACCCAGGAGAGATTCTTCAGAGAATGGGCTAAGAGAGTTAACCTTTCTGGACGGGTACATGATTTTATGAAGTTGTTGATGCGAGACGCGAATGTTATTGTTTATCGCAAAAATGCTTTTATTACTAAGCCTGTTATGAAAGAAATGGTTAAAGGTTCGTCTGAGTCGTTGGAAAAAATTAAAATTACTAAGAACCCTGTTGGCAAGAGAGAGATTCCTTGGCGATATGTATTTTTATCACCAATTATTATTGAGAAGATCGGTGGAGAGGTTGGACGTTTTTTCGGTGCCGATGCTTTAGGTATGAGAATTCCATTATCTTTATCTAGGTCTATTAAAAATCCATCTAGCGATGCGGAGAGAGCATTTGTCAAAAAGCTTCCTTCGGAGGTAATCAATGCTACTCAGAAGGGGGCTGAAGGATCGTTGGTTGCCCTAGATATGAATAGGATATATGTTGATTATTATAAGAAAGATGATTGGGACGATTGGGGAACTCCGTTTTTATATGGTGTTCTAGAAGATGTAATGTTTAAAGAAAAAATGAGGTTGGCCGATATGGCCGCTCTGGATGGGGTAATAAATGTTATTCGTTTATGGAAGCTAGGTAAATCTGATCAGAAAATTTTACCGACATCCGCAGCCGTAAATAAACTTATTGATATTCTTACGAACAATATTGGCGGAGGAACAATGGATTTGGTATGGGACGATATGATTGATTTACAAGTTGAGTATCCTCCTATAGATAAAATATTGGGTCCAGAAAAATATAATGGCGTTAATGCTGATATTGTTAGGGGATTGGGTATTCCAGATTCCCTTATCGGGGGACAAGATTTAGGTACGAGAAATGCTCAATCGGCTTTTGTTCAATTGAAAACGTTGGTAGAACGATTGGAGTATATTAGATCTCGTGCTATCCGATGGATGG